CCAACTCTTGTTATTATACTATCTAATTCATGAAAATTCAAGTTTTGAAATTCATCAACAATAATAATAGCATCATCAAGTGTAGTTCCTCTTAAAAATGACGTACTCCAAAACTTAATAGTTTCCTGTGCCCTAAGATTACCATAAAGCATCTCAAAATCAGCATCAGAAGGCATTTGGAACATATACTTTACCATATGCTTATATGGTATCTGATAATATGAAGACTTATCTTCATGATCACCAGGTAAAAAACCAATTTCACGAGTGGCAACCAAAGACCTCACAATATAGATTTTATCATAAGGTGTGTTTTCACTCAATACATCTTTAAGAGCATTATAAAGAGTAATAAATGTTTTTCCTGTTCCTGCAGCACCATAAGCAATAATTTGCTTACCTTCATTATAAGAATCAAACAGTCTTTTCTGATTATCAGTAATTGGTGTAATATCCACCAAATATTCAGAATTTAAAGGTTTTTTTCTTTTCATTTGCTTGGCAGTTAAACCAACTCCTATGGGTTGATCTGTTGCCGTTGCTCTTTTCTTTCTTGCCATTATTTAATCTTCCACAAAAGCATTACCTGTCATACCAATACCTCTTTTAGCTAATCTTCCCGAAATACCACCAGTCTTATCAGCTTTATTTAAAACATCAGTCCAACCTGGATGAGTTTTGGCTAATTTATCTTGAAATTCACCAACTTCTCCAACTCCAGCACATCCCTTAGACCAGTCTTTATCCCAATCAGGATTATCTTCTCTCCACTGAGTATACTCTTTCATAGGCATATAGAGTTCTTTCTCTTCACCAGTTTCTTTATGTTTTACAGGATAATGTGGCATAATGTTAGTCTTTCGTAATTTTATTTAGACCCATTCAAGGGCTTCTGATACAGAGGGAAATTGTTCGGTAAACACCTTCCTACATGCCTCTGCAATGACCATATGCTCCTTCTGAGTGCCGTGTGCAGACCTTAGATTTATATAGTGTATCCAAGAACGACAAGAACCAGTCATATAGATTCTGGTAGGAGTACAGAGTGGTAATACCATTCTAGCACATTCCTTAGCAACACCAGCATCTAACATTTGAGTATAAAGACTCTTAGCAGAACTGAACAACGTAATCATCTGACGTTCAAATTTATCAACCATCTCAGGATCCAAGTCATCAGTAGAGTTCTGACGATTCTTTAAATCTTGCTTACGAAGTTCTGGTAAATCAATCTCACCCAATGCAGTGCTTGCAGCATATCTCTGTGAGAACTCTTGGAAAGTAAAACTACGATGTCTTAGTATCTGTGCAGCAATAGCACGAGTAGTCTCTATCTCAAGAGTCATAGTAGACTGCTCAAAGACACTCCAATGATTATGATTGATACAGTACTTTAATAGTCCTGAATACTTTTCATTATCCTGATTAGACGGGTTAGATACTCTGGCAATATATGCCATAAGTTGCTCTGCATCAGGAGTAACACTAACAAGTTTTACGGTCATTATAGAATAAGTCTTTTCTTAGGTGGAGTTGCAACAGGAGCATACATTTGATTATATTGGTCAAGGATTTCATCCTGAGTTTCACTAACATATACAACATATTTTTTAGTGACTTCAATCTCTGTATTATCTCCTTTAATAATAGGAGACCAAGGAGCAAATGCTATATTCTCCTTTCCTGAAGGAACAGCAACTATGGGATTCACAATAGTAATAGAATCCTCAGTTTCTTTAATAAGGTCTGCTACTACGTCTTCACCAGACCACATGCGAATTAATTTTACATTCATTTACTAAATCCTTTTGAGTTTTTTGCTTCCATTGTGGAAATTTCTTCTTCTAAAATCCTTATTTGAGATTTTACTTCTTTAATTTTTTCCTCTGTATAGAGGTATTCATTTTTAACTAAACGTTTTAATAACGTTAGCATTTGTTTTGCTCTGCTAATCTGGATACCCATCGTCATCGTCGTAGAGTTCGTCATAATCAGTTGGAGGTTCAAATGCTTTTGAGTTCTTGTATGCATCAACATCAGAATAAACTTCTGCTTTGAGTGCGTCAAGTAATAGTTCTATATTGCGAACTATCAATTTTAATTTGTCCCTTTCCATAACAATTAGACTTTTAACTATTTTACACAAAAAAAGAGCATCTGTCAATAGACGCTCTTTATTCATTTTGTTCGGTGGAACTAAGCAGCAAGTTTCTTAGAAACTTTAAGACCACGATACATTAAATCGTGATTTCTGTGCTTGTTATGCTCTTCGATAAGAGCAGAACGATACTCCTCAGTATCGTACTCATTTCCACGGTAAGTGACTTTTGCCATTGTTTTACTCCAAAGTAGTAGGGATTTTACTCCGTTCCTTTAGTCAACTTTTGCGTCCCATAAACATCCTTGACTACTGCTCTTTACCATTTGAACCAATTCGGTTCTATATTGAGCCGAAGGCGATATCTTATCGATAACACCTTTCGCCTCCTCACAAGTTAAAAGAGTAGCAATTAGGAATGGCATAGGATGAACGCTCCGTTCCGAGTCGGCTTACTTGCGTCCCCAGTCGAAGGGGGATGAACGTTGTGTTAATACTAACACATGTATAGTATATAGTCAAGTACTATGTTTTTTTTATACATCGACCCTACAGGTCAAAAATTTTGCCGAATTTTTTGTCGGCATATTTTGGAATTAAAAGTCGAATTTGGTTTACCCCTTTCTTTTTTTCTTTCTTGTTGTTGGTGACTGATACCCCCAAAGGTTTGGTTTGATAGTACCCATACCATACTCAATGGATTGTATACCACCTTTAAACTTATCCCAATACATATCAAATAATTTTATTTTAGTTCCTCTTGTTAGATCTAAACAAATCTTATCTTCATAAGTGTACTTGATAATATAAGCATCACTAGGTGCTTTTGTAGTGTTCACATCTTCATACGAACCATTCTCTACAAGTATTTCAGAACCATACTTTGCCCTCAAAGTATCTCTTTCTTCTTTTGTCCAGACCATTTCCTTTCTTTCTGGTTTTTTTAACTCAGTTGATGATGGTGCTTGTCCTACTGGTGCAGTCATGATCTATTACCCCATCTAATATCAGGATATGCTTCTGCAACTATTTCCTGAGTTACTTTATAAACTTCTCCAAGTCTTTTATCTTTACAGAGACATACAATCTCTGCCTCTAATGGATGAAGTCCTTCAAGAATATTAATGAACATAGTTTCACGACGAATAGCATTCAAAGCATCATTACCACCTTTACAAAAACGATAAAAATGTTTTGATTCTCTACGAATAGTAGTATGTCCTTGTTGATCACTAACTCCTAATGAAAAATCTCCCTTCTCATGCATGGTACGAACTTCATGATTTAATTTTGTAGAAAGAGTTCCACTGTAACTAACATTCTCATCATATCCCACATAAGGAACTTGTCCTGGTGGAAGAGCAGAAATTATAGATTCATCAAAATTCCATACAAACAAAATCTTTAAAGATGGTTCAGCATATTTTCTCAATGCCTCTATCTTCTTAGCTTTGGTTCTTTGCCTAGAAACTAAATCTAAAATTTCAAAAGCAAATGGGTTTCTAGGTAACTGCTCCATTGGTTTTGGAGCAGTTTTCTTTCGAGTGCTAGGAGTCTTCGTCTTCGTAGTAGTTTTCGTCATAATTTTCAAATCTAAATGCAACAATTTCGTCGGGAACTAAATTCCCATTTATATCAAACATCTCAGGATGTGGTCTTGGTATCTCCTGATAGTTCATCATATAATCTCTGGCAATCCAACCACCTAGTGCTCCTGCACAGAATAGTAAAAAAGATATCGGTAACACTAAGACTAATATAGTTTCTATGGTCATTTGTTACCTCCATACGGATTATCTTATATAGTTCAAGTTTTAATTACTTGATTTTCTTTGAGGTATTGGATTGTATTAACACATCCTCCTAATTTCTTACCATCTACAACAACTTGAGGAAAAGTAGAACCTTCACCAAACTCACCATAAAATGATTTTTTATCAAATTGATCTCCCAAATTATATACCACAAAGTTACTTCCTGTCAACTCTAATACCTGTTTTACTTTATCACAATAAGGACAACCATCTTTTGTGTAGACTGCGAAATTCATTTCTGTGTTCTTCATGAGTTTTTATTTATAATGTATTTACCGATACATAAGTAATCAAGATCTATATTATTAAAAGTATCTATTGCATCTTGTGGTGTCTCAATAATTGGTTGTCCGTTATCATTAAAAGATGTGTTAAGAAGAATAGGACACTTAGTTTCATCTTTATATTTTTGTAAAAGTGTGGTGACTTCTGGATGTAAATCCTTATTTACTGTTTGTATTCTACATGTACCATCTTGATGTGTGATAGCACCTATATTCTTTCTCTGATGTGGTTTTACTACAAGAGAGTAAAGCATATACTCATTTGGATAATCCTCTACAAAATAATCCTTCTGATGTTCCTCCAACATGATTCCAGCAAAGGGTCTCCACTCTTCTCTGTGCTTGATGCGTGAGTTCACAGTGTCCTTGTTCTTCTTGGGTTGAGGATTCATAAGGATAGACCTTGAACCAAGTGCTCTGGGACCAAACTCAGACCTGTTCTGGAACCATCCTACAATCTTATTATCTGCTAAGTGTTTCGCAGTAACCTTACATAACTCATCAAAGTTATCATACTTCTTATACTTGGTATCTCCCAGTGCTTCTTCAATCTCTTCATCACTATAAGTCTTACCGAATAGTGAAATATTATGAGGCAGTTTTACCTGCTCTTTGTTCTTAAACAATCCATATGCTGCAGCCCCGAAAGATAGTCCTGTATCGTCTGGGAATGGTGGGATATGCATATTCTCTACTACATTATTTTTACGCAGCACAGAGTTAGCAAGGATGTTTAGAAAGACACCACCAGCAAGGCATAGATTATCATTGATGTAATCTTTCTCCTTCAACTCCTTCATCCATTCAAGCATCGCATTCTCAAAATTATATTGAAGTTGCTTCGCCTTATTCTCTGGTGATAGATTACCATAACTAAAATCATTACCAGGTAAAGATTCTAATGCTACCTGTGGTATGCCCTCAAAATGTGTTCTCCAATCCTTCTTCAAGTTTTTTATATTTCCATAGGCAGAGAGTCCCATGACCTTACCACAGAATGTCTCTCTATACTTTGGATCAGTGAGTTTAATATCTTTACCAATCTTATTCACATATATGTGATATGCCCACAACCAATAATAGTTTCCTAGATTATTCGTCATTGGAATACCAGGATAATACTTAAATAGATTTTTCTTCTTATTAAAGTATCCGAATGAATGATTCTCACAGGCAAATATATTTCCTGTGGTATCAAACAAAACGGAACCAGCATTGTCTAATGTAAGAAATGAACCTTCATTATAATCACAAGAGAACACAGAAGAATAAGCATGACACAAGTGATGTGATGCTATCTCTACCTTTGCTTTTGGAAAATATCTATTTACTTTCTTCTCAATAGTTTTATTCACATAGTTCTTATAGAAGTTTTGATTAGCCATTGAAGGAACGATCACTAAATCAATATCATTCTTATCTAAGTTTGCAGCAGACAAACAATACTCAATAGACTTTCTGGGAAAGTTGCCGTCATATTTTATCTTACTCAATCTCTCTTCACTGATACTCACACAGTGCTCACCATCTTTGATGAGAGTTACACTCGCACCATGTGTCCAACTATCTTCTGACTGCTTTAATAACTTAGGATTGTCAGAGATTACAACATTCCAACCAATCGCACCATAAAGTCCAATTACATTCATGAGTTATCAATTGCCTCTACAATCTTATCAAAGTCAAAAATTTCATCATCCTCATCTACATAAGGATACTCTGCTTCAATACCAGTAAAGTCAAAGTCAAACAATACACTGTTCGGTAACTTACATTTAGCAGGTTTCTTTGCCTCTATGTTTGTAT